TCACCAACGTTAATAAGTCCGTTCATTTATATTAAATAATAAGAAAAAAAAATATATATTGCGATAAAAAACTTAAAAATAAATACTTATTCTATTTAAAATGAATCATTCTAAAGAAAAGAATTCAAAAAAATCTGGCTTTGAGAGAAAAGAGGTTAATGGAAAAGTTAATCCTAAATATGTTGACCTATTAGAGGAAGATAAGCCTATTGCTGGACAAAAGTTTGTTTGTGTATCATTTTGTTCTCCAGATAAAATCCTAAAGGAAAAACAAATCTTCTTTTTTGAAGAGTTCCTAAAGAAGTGGGACTTCAATAAATCAATGGAAAAATTTGTTCAGTTCCTAAATTTTATTTCATATAAATATAATGTTTCTTTTGAAGATGTTTCAAATGATTTTAAAGATTTTGTTAAAGATGAAAGAGAGACGTTATCAAAGTCAAGTATGGATGATGATTATAAAACATTTTTAGATAATAATGAAGAAGAACTTCAAAAACAATTTGATATTGCTCACAACTTTCAAACTTGCACAAGAGGTTTAAAAGTTCGCGGTTCATATCCTACTCAAGAAGAAGCAGAATTGAGATGCAAAATGTTAAGAGAAATTGACCCCAACCACGATGTTTTTGTTGGACCTATTGGTATGTGGATGCCTTGGGACCCTGAAGCTTATAAGACTGGACGTGTTGAGTATATGGAAGAAGAGCTCAATCAATTAATGAAGGAAAAAACTAAAAATGAGTCAAATGCTAAAACTGCTTTCGAACAACGCACAAAAGAAGCTAAGCAAAAAGCTATTGAGGAAAATATTAAATCTGCTGAGAAATCAGGTAACACTTTAACACAAACTATTGATGACCAAGGAAATTTGGTTGGTGTTAATAATGCTAACACTCAAGAATTTGCATTGAAAGAACAAGAAAATATTTCAACTGCTGATATATGCATGGAATTGTTCGAAGGAGAAAATATTGTTGTTGGAAAAACTGATAATGGTCAAAGTCAATTGGTTAGTGGACCTTTCGCTAATAAAAAGGATTAAAAATATAAAGAATTTATAAAAAGTAATTTAAAATTAATTAAATAATATAACTATTATGAGAACATGTTATATTATTTCTACGTGTGATAAATATTTGGAAACAAGAGTTAAGTATCAAATGGATACAATGTTGAAAAATGTTGATAGGCAAGATATTTTTTATCTTACAACTAAACCTGATATTGAAAACCGTCAATTTGGGTGGTATTCTATGGATGATATGCAAAATATTACTTGGAAATATATACATTTTATTTACAATATGAATATTCTTAATTATGACTGGTATATATTTATTGATGATGACACTTTTGTTTTTAAAAATAGACTAGAAACATTATTATCTCTCTACAATCCAAATGAATGTTATTATATAGGCAAAGAATTAGACCATATAAAAAACCAGTTTTGTTTATATATGTCTGGGGGTGCAGGTTATGCAATTTCAAATAAATTATATAATCTTATTCATTCTTACATAAAAAAAATAGGTATAAATGAAGCATATTATCCTATTATTAATTTAGCAGAACAATTTTGTGATGATTTATGTATTGGATTATGGATTCAAGAAATCAAAAAAGATAATAATGTGAAACAAATTAATAATAATTTATTTAATACTGGGTTGCAAAATGATGATTCTGAACTTAAAACATCAATTACAATTCATAAAGTTACAACAAAGGAGCTATATGATTTTTATTCATCGATTGACGCAGATGTTAAAGTTATCGAAGAAAATAAAGTAGAAATATTAGAAAATACTAAAACTGTTTTTGCTCTAGTTTCAGATTCTAATTATTTTAATAAAGCTAAAAGAACTATTCTTGATTTAAGAAGTAAAGGTAATTGGAATGGTGATATTGTTTTGGTCACAATTGATTTTGATTTGAATTCAAATTTTAAGGATTTTTATAATATTATTGAAGTTAAATTTCCTTCAATTGATAAAACACACTTACTTGCAAATATAGGAGAAAATGGGTTTAATGATACAACAGATAAGAGAGAAATAAACAAGTTAAATCAATGGGAGAAATTACATATATTTGATGATTATTTTACCAAATGGGAAAGGGTTGTATTTTTAGATTCTGGATTAAGAGTTTTAGATGATGTAAAATATTTATTAGAACTTGACTATAAGAATAGATTAATAGCTCCAAAAGATGGAAAATTATATAATGACCAATCATTTAATTGTCAATTAAGTTATGATAAACCTGAATTGATTGAATCACTCAAAAATGAATTTGGTGAAAATATTTTAAAATCAAATTATATGCTGAATTGCGTATGGATTTATGACACAAATATATTAAAATTATGTGATAAAAATCAACTCATTGAAGCAATGAATAAATATACTTTTTGTAAAACAAATGAAATGGGAATAATGAATATAATATTACATTTTAAATATAATTTATGGGAACCATTTCCTATTAAAGCTTCTAATAATAAAATTTTATTTGATTGGTGTGAATTAAATAATCCAGATACAAATTGGAGAGATTATTGTTATATAAAATATCCAGTATCAATTTCATTTGAAGACTGCTAATATTATTTTTCAAAATCTGGTTTATTTGGATAATATTCATTAAAAAATTCGAGCATTTCTTTAGAAACTATTTTACGTTTTTTTGGGTCAGTTTCCACATCATTTATACAGAAAAATTTTGGTCTGATTGTAAAAATTTTGTTTAATTTTTTTGCAAAAGTTGGGTCTATTGATGGGACGTAATAAAATAATTTATTTACATTATTTTCATTATTTACTAATTTTGCTTTGTCTTGTAAATACATAAATTTTGCAATTGGGTAATGTATTTGTTGGCAAGGAGAATTCAAGTTATTTTTCTCACAAATGTCAAAACCTCTATCATTTCTTTTTTTTGTCATACGTATCCAATCAACATAATCAGCATATGTTTTATTAAATTCAAGGACAGAATCTTTTATTTGTGAAATTGGAATATGTTTATATAACTTATCTGCATTTTGTGGAATGCCAAAATTTAATTTGTGTTCACCTCCATCTTTAACAACATTTCTTAGATTCAAAACATAATCATCAATTTTAGCTTTTCCATCTGGTGTAAAAAAATCAGTATATTTTACTTTTTTCCCTAAAAAAATGTCATCGTTAAAATATATATAATGATTTGATAACCCTTTAATATTTGCAATAGTTGTTTCTATTGCGTTAGAATTTGTATTTGGCAAATATTTACTAGATGGAAAAGTATCTTTGTGCTCAACAATTACTATTTTATCATTATTTTTAATCCAACTAGGTTGTTTAAAATTATTCATTAAAATATATATCTTATTAACCCAAGGTGCAAAAAAATAAATAGAACGCAAACTATATTTTAATTCATAGTTGTATGCTAACCTTCTATTATTTGACATTTCTTCTCCTTTCCACGTATAAACGACATCAATTGGAAACGGTGATTTTTTTGACGCTCTTCGTTTTAAAGTTTTATTTTTTGCTTTATTTCTATTTTTTTTACTTTTATTAGCAATATATTTCATATATAATATTTATAAAATATATTTTACCATTTATTTGCTTTTTTAACACTAATTTTTGGTCCACCTCCACGCTTTTTAGTTTTATTTGGGTCATATGCCTCTTCTTCTTCATCATCTTTAAGGTTTTTAGATAATTCCCAGAATTCTTTTGAACCTAATCTAAAATCTCCGTGGCTATCAGCTTTATACCAAAATACTTGGTCGTGTAGCTTATTTGATTTTGAATTATTATTAATTACTAAACATTCGTAATTTTCTGTACATTGGTCCATCACTTGACAAAATGCTTCAAAAGTTGGAAACATGCCTGCATAATTTTCGTAAATTCTTTTTCTATTTGCAATATAGTTCTCTCTAAGAATAAAAACATAATCAATATTTGTTCTTAGAGTTGGTGGGATACCTAATGGATACTGCATTGTTATGACCAACATCACCTTCCAATGTCTTCCATTCATGAACAACAATCTCATCATTTTATCACGAGTCCACGTAGCGTCATATAAACAATCATCTAATATAACAAATGCTCTAGGGTCAATAGTAGTGCGTCTATATGTTTCCATTTCCTTTTTAATTTGCTTTAAAACTGTGCGTTGTCTTTTTAAAATATTTTCTATAATAGCTGTATTATATTCATTATGAACGAATAATTTTGGTACCATACTTGCATAAAACCCATTTCCTTCTTCAGTTCCTGATATAACTGTTCCAATTGGTATTTCTTGTTGGTAATAAAGTAAATCTCTTACCAAGAAAGATTTACCTGTATCTCTCTTTCCAATTAAAACAACTACAGGTCCTTTATTTTCATTAGGTTTAAAACTAATTGATTTCATATCGAATTTTTTTAGTTCTAATGTCATTATTATTTAAAATAGAAAAAATTATTTTATATTTTTTACGCATTATAAGAGTATTATAAGCATAATATATTAGCATTTATAATAAGTTAAAAATAGATATAATTTATATATTAATTAGCTAAAGAATGATAAACATAAACTATCAAAAAAGAAAGAACATTGAACTTTTCAAAAGTTTAGAAGATACTAATTCCCTTTTTCTCTCAGAAATTCAAAACTATATTCCAATTTATACAAGATTCTTTTCATTAAATGATACTAATTATAATGGCATAAACATGAATAATAAATGGTATATATCTAGTGTAAAAAAAAATGATGATGATGAAATTTCAAATCTGTATAATTGTAAAATTAAGAATATAACCAATAATAAAGTTAAAGATAAGGAAGTATTTTTTAAATTAGCTCCATTATTAGACCCTTATAAGTTTTTAGTAGGTAAATATAATATTGATGATAAAAATATATTTTCCTTACCTAAACTCAACTCAACAGAAAACGATTGTAATGTTAAATTTTTAGATGTAAATAACTCAGCTTATGTAGATGGTCTATTTTTATATTTAACAAGCAACTTGTTATATTCTCATAATTTCTCACATGGTGTTGATTATTATGGCTCTTTTTTAGCAATAAAAAATAATTTTGAAATTAATGTATTTGATGATATTGATTATTTAAATAATTCAGACTACTTTAATAAGAATAAAAATATCTTGTTTACTATTGATGATTATGAACATTTATTTCAAAATGAAAATAAAAAACAAAAACCAATCATTATACAACATAATACAAGTGCTAAATCACTAATTTCAATTAAATCGTTTGACAATGAAATATTTGAAAATGTTTTTGATGAATTTTCTGAATCAAATTTAAATAATTTAAAAGAAATGTCTTCTGATTTGGTAGATTTAACAAATGTAAATTTTTTAGAAAATAAAGAAATAAATAACGTAACTTTAAAATCTAATTCTACTTGCTCATCAAGGTCTTCTTACACAAATAATGACGATTTAGATGAAGAAGATTGTGAAAATTGTGGAGATATTGAAGATAAAGATGATATTGAAGATGATAATGAAAATGAAGATGATAATGAAAATGAAGATGATGACGATGACGATGATGATGATGAAAGTTATGAAGAAGAGAGAATAAATGCAACTATACCTAAATTTCCTGTTCAAATTATTGGAATGGAATATTGTGAAAACACTTTTGATGATTTAATTTTAAGTAATGATTTAAA